ATCTCCTGCTACTTAAGATAAATAGAGGGCCTTACAGCCCCCTACCACTTAAGTCCTGTGTAAAACACAGGTACCAACCTACGCTTCATCTTGAGGGCGTAGGGCCTCACACTCGTGCTGAGATCTCGAGGAAGCAAGGGGGTAGCCCAATCCAAGCATGATTTGCTTGTTTCGAGCCATTCCTCCCAGCTTCCAGGTTGAGCACGAGGTCCTTTCTCAAAGGAGAACCCTGAAGGGGAAAACGTGCACTTAGGCACTGCTGCTGTTGCAGCATTACCCAAGGCACCCCCGACAGTGTCTCCACTATCGATTGGACTTCGTTCCAACGGTTGATCAACACCGAGGGGTTCGAGAACATTAACGTGGTCTGGATGGACAAGTCCTCCAGATCCATGTATTTCAGTTCGTAGCTGTCGCTGTCGAGTAAGATACTCGTTAGCAAAGCTGCCGAACTGAAAGCGTCCTCGAGCTGCTGCCTGTGGCCCAAAAGCCACGAGCAGCCCGCCTCGAATGTCGAGAACCGGATCCTGGCGTCGTCGAGGGAGTAATTGATGCCCTCGCACACTGTATCCGCTTGTAGACGTGTTATACCTGAGCCCGCTATCATTGATATGCGAAGCCCAAGTAAGACATCCGATAGGCTGAGTTGTGTGCGGGAGTTTACCAACTTCCGACTCGACGATATCCCGTAAGTATTGGCTAGCATGCCAAAGTCCTTTCATGTAAAATTGATTGGATAACGACACGCAAGCCGCTACAAACTGCGGATTACGAATGTTAATGGCGTCAGTCCACTGGCGTACGTAGGAGGGAGTTACATCCTCTCCTTTGTAATAATCGCCGCCGCAAGATTCTCTAAAGAATCCCTTGGTAAAGGACTTGTTATGGTTAACCCGGAGCCCGAAGGCTTCGAGCCAATCCATTACGCCATCTGCCATCTCCGTTGGGACGATGATATCATCACCGTATACAGCTATCTTGGCAGCTAGCTGCTCCAACGTTTTTCTCGATGGGCGCCGTCCAGACTGGTTCACCATACTCGCGAGAGTAATAGTGAAGAAAACCATAGCCTCAATAGGAAAGCAAAGTGCTGATCCCATAGAAGCAAACTTCTTGAGTACAATCTCAGAAGCGTCTGGTAGTTTAGCACTCCGTGATCTAGAATCAAGCAAAAACTGCAAGAAACTAGGACACGTCTGAAATATCATCTTAACCACGTCAAGACTGACGAGATCAGATGCATCTGACAGATCGATGGTAGATAAACCTCCATCGAGAGAACCAACTCGTGCGAGCTCGCGATTCTTCGATTGATCGAAGAAACGTATGGACTTAAACCCGAGATATCCAAACTCGAGCAATTCCATAAGGGGCTTTGCTATACTTTGCTGTCTTAGCATCATATAGCTCGGCTCCACCGATATCGTACGCGGTGCTTTTAGAGTCTTAGGGACCTGTACAACACGTACAGGCCGCTCCTCCTCTTCCGTTAGATACCTTAAGCCCACAAGGGATTCAAGGTCTCCTTCATTAGAGGTGGCATGGAACGAGCTGGGGAAACTTTCATCTCCACGCTCGGGCCATTCTCTGATGGAATGACGTTGATTGAACGCCAAACCTTCGGAGGTGGCACCTGACCCGAAAACTGCTGGGTGACAGTAAAGTCCTCCAGATAAGCCTTCGAGGTCAGACCATAGATAGCTAGCGATATTGCGACAAGTGTCGCGAACATCGATACGGCTATCAGCGCAACCTGAGATTCCTTGGTCATTAGAGACGTACCTTTCAAAGGCCTGCTTAATGCGGGTCTGAGAACAAGGTAACTCGACTTTTTTCCAAAGTCTCGTTACCTGGCGTATCGCTCGGATAGAGCGTATACATGGCGACTCCAATAACCAACCATCTTCATCGAAGATATTCCTGAAGAACCCGGCCATAAAGGCTGGGAGCTTTCCCCTACGTTTGCTCGGTTTAAATCCGGGAAACATTGTAGGAGTGAGGAAACCCTGTGTGAGGCCTTGGATCAAGGCATCATCCAGAGAAGGGAGAGTTATCGTTAAGAAACTCATACCCTCATCTTCGAAACGACGTTCAATTGTATGGACGTCTCGTTCGACGGCAAGATTAGTCTGCAGCCCTTCGTCTAGAAGGACCCGACATAGGAGTGTAGTAGGTCTTTTCATTCATTCCCCATTTCTATATGAGGTTGTGAAAACCCTGCCATGTACACCTCGTTAGAGGTTCTAATACCTGCTAGTAATTAACTAGGCTTCGGTATTAGAGCTCTCCTCCCAGCAGCTTATCGCGGTTACCCGCGGTAAACCATGCAACAAGCCCGGCAGTAAGATAGCCGAGCTCGGTATCCGAGAAGCCGAACTTAGGTTCGTCTACGGTAATGATGACGGAAGTCGAAACTTCCTTATTCACTGCCGAAATCGGATCCGGAGCAACCTTACGTTGCGTGAGGCGAGCCTCACGACGAAAACGATTGCTCGTAGCATTCTGGCTGATGCGGAAGTCAAATTCCCCATCAGCTGTCTGGAAAGTCCCTACTTTATTCGGGACAGATGACCCAACCCGCGGCATAGCTTTCGCTACTGCGTTGACGGTAACGGTCTGAGGATCTGCGTACATGACATAACTCCAATCTTTTGAAAGAGAACCAATATCTCACGATATTGGGGTGCATCACCCGAGTTTGGAAGCCCCTAGGGCAGCCAAAATCGCCGACTGCATGGGCGATAAGCTTGATTGCTTAACGCCCCATCCGAACGGTGAAGCTACACTACGCATCTTACGAATCGTAGTCGTGCTTGAGCTACAAGTTACTGTGTTTTTAACAGCATTATTCTTGTAGTCACCTTGGAAGCACCCACTCGCATCCGTGGTAGCGGTCCATTCTTCTGACCTCATCAGCCAAGCTCCATCGGCAGCAAGCCGATCAGCGACGCCAGGTGAGATCGCCTGAATGAAATCGCCAAGGCCGGTAAAATAATCGGCCAACCAAGTCCACGGCATAAGATTATAGATCAAGTCGGGTGTGGGCCGACCGCCCATAATCCTGCGAAGCATACCTACCTGCCAGTCCACATCTTTAGGACCGGGAGGCAGGTGATATCGAAACGTACCTTCACACCACGTTCTACTGTGGTCTGACGTATGAGTACGGCGAAAAGTTGGCCCGGTAGCGTAACATTGCGTTACAAAACTAGGATTCAACGCCGCACCATAACCGGAAGCATAAGTAGTTGTAGAACCACCATTGTGATTCTCCGTCTTACTTAGTTCCCGGGTACGAGTGATGGGTTTTCCATTATCCCTAATGAGTTGTCGCAAACGTTTCTGCGCATTTTTATGCGCTTTAACATAGTTGCGCACATCCGATAGGATGGGCAGCCAACCAAACGAGATCGCTAAAAAATACGATCCCGTTTTTGACAGAGGAGACTTGCCTTGTTTGGCTCGTTTCATCTGGGCCTTCTTTACCTTGCTCATCATTCCGTGAACGGAATGCTTGAGTGATTCAAGAGGGTCCTTCAACTCAGCAACGCTAAGAGCTAAGGAAAAATCCGGTTTGTCCGGCCTTAGCGCGTTCCAGGCAGATGCACCTAAACTTTCGAGACTTGCAAACGCATTTTGCGTATACGCGTCACCTAGGTTCGGGCCAACTTTATCTGGAGCGCCAATCGTGAAACCACCAACGTACGCCTTACCCCAACTGGGGCGGAATACAACAGTGGCGCCACTAACCCCAATATGGGATTCAGTCTTAACGGTGATAAACGGACCACCACCTACATAATGTCCATTTCGAAATGGATGGCAGGTGGAAAGAAGAAATCTGTGATCACGACCGTCAAGCGATACTGTTCTGTAGCCGCCAGCAGGATTACCTGCCGCGACCCAGTCATAGTATTGCCCTACGACCGTTTCACTATGATACTTCTTATAGTCAGACATGACTAAGGTCCTTTTTATTCACAAGGGACACCGTCGGGGAGGTCAACAGCTTTCTCGACAACGAAGAATTACTTCGCAGATTCTGCAGAATGCCGTTCGAACAAGGTCGGGGCCGCGAGG